TGGTGACCTGGACTATACGGACCACGGCTTTTGATGGCAGTAACCCTGGGCTATACGATATCGCGACTAATGGTTCGACGGTAATTATAGTTGGGTATGCCGGTGCCGCCCCTACAGTGCAATATTCCACTAATAACGGGGCGACTTGGACAACCTCTCTCACTTTTGGAGTTGGTGTAACAAATTTAAATGCCGCGACGTACTCTTCGGCGGCGGGATTATTCATGGTTGCGGGGGGTGCTGGCGGTCTAGGTACTGTTTATACAAGCCCGGATGGAATCAATTGGTCCTCCCAAACCCCACCTGTAGCAGATCAGATTATTGATTTGAGTTACGCCAATGGTGTCATTTTAGCAACCACTGCAAACAAACTTTGGACCTCCACCAACGGCACTAATTGGACAGAACGAACAGGACATGGTCTAACCGGTGATATTTACACCGGCAGCCTTGCCCGCGCTCTAGACACCACCCACGCCTTCGCGGCGGGTGACGCCTCTGGTAAGGTCTCTCTTTCCGACCGTACCGGTACGGTATGGACAACGGCTGTTGATGCCGGCGTTGGTGGAGTCTTAGTCCGAGGAATTGGGGCCATCCCCACTTCTCCGGGGCAGCTCTTGCCTCTCTTGTAACAGGAACCCCCTATGCCATCCGATGAAGATAAGCCAGAGGGTTCCGTTCCGTTCCTTCTAGGTCAGATCATGGCCAACCAAAAGGCCATGGACGAGAAGCTAGACGGCTTCTTGGCTTCCCAACAGGACCACGAGAAGCGTCTCGATACCATTGAGCACACACACTCGCGCACCGTAGGTGCTGCTGGAGTGGTCTCTGCTCTGGTCGCGTTCGTCTCTAGCTGGTTCATGAGTAAATAACGTTTTTCATTTATATATAAGAAGAATAAACATGCCTGATGGTACTGACACCGTGGAGACGGTGGGCAAGGTGCTTTCTGCCCTTTCCCTGACCTCCGCTGAGAAGTCTTACGAGTTCACCAAGAACGCTAGCCGCAGAGAGATTATCTGCACCTGCACCCAGGACTGGCAGTACGCCTACACCTCGGGTGGCACGTATTTCCCCGTCCCGGCCAACTGGCCGTTCCCCATTAAGCTGAACCGTGGGGACACCCAGACGCTCTACTTCAAGCGCGTCTCGGCCGATGGGACTCTGAGCATGGCCGTTCGAAAGTAATCAATGAGCATCACCACCGATGAGGACGATGACTACTTTATCGTCTACCCCAAGAGGCGCACCATTGGTTTGGTGATGTCTCTGGCGAACCTTACTAGCCTCAACGCCCAGCCGACGACCTTTTCGCGCACCACGAGTGCATACGACCCGTACAATAATACGATCAAGCTGGTTAATCAACGCCGGCAGCGCCCAATTACAGTCGGGGGGACGACCTACCAGGCCGACCTAATCGAGATTAACCGAACCAATCTCGTGGCAGCCGGGACGGGCGAGCACTTTGAGCGCATGACGGCTGGTAGCGGATCACCGACAATCACCGCAGATGTAGTTGCGGCTCCTAACGGCGAAACTGTGGCTGATAGCCTCGTTGAGGGCTCAGGTACAGGCCTGCATTCGGTCAGCCAGAACATTAATAAGGCTGCATCAGCTCTTGACTACACAGTGAGTGTGTACATCAAGAATGCTGTAGGAACTCGACACTTTCGACTCCAGGTTGATGACGGCACCACAAGTAACGGTGTCTATATCACCGTCAGTCCAGTAGGCGGAACCCTCGTCACAGCACCAACGGCTTTTGGTACAGGCTGGTCGGTTACCACCATTGGCGGCACCAACGGCTACACCATCACTGACGCCGGTAGCGGATGGAATCGCATTACTCTCTCAGCTACCAGTAGCGCCACCACGACCATTCGCGTCCTATGCGCGATGGAGAACACGGGGACGATCAGCTACGCCGGTGATTCGACCAGTGGTGTATATCTCTGGGGTCTCCAGCTCGAACAAGCTGCTTTCCCGACTTCAACGATTCTCAACCGCAACATGGCCCTGTCGTCTGAGGGCCTCACCAGCTCAACTTGGACCAAGACGCGCAGTTCCGCCACGGCGAACGTGGTCGCCGACCCGCTGACGGGCAATTTAACCGCCGACAAGCTGACCGAGGACAATACTGCGAGTAGCACGCATGTGGTCACCACATCGGCGATCACGAAGGCGGCCGCATCGCTGACCTTCACCACCTCGGTCTACGCCAAGGCGGCGGAGCGCACCTGGATTCTGCTATCGCTGGCGGACAACGCTTCGGCCAACTCGGCTGGAGCTTATTTCGACCTAGGCAACGGAGTCGCCGGTAGTAACTCGTCAGGCGGGGCGGGATTCACGCTGGTCTCAAAGTCAATCACGTCCGTCGGAAATGGTTGGTATCGCTGCGTCGTTACTGTCACCTCAGATACTAGCACAACGATCCGGTCCTTTGTGCGCCTTTCGACCGGCGACACGGTGAGCTCCTACAGTGGCGATGGTGTTAGCGGAGTTTACCTATTTGGTAGCCAGGTCGAATATGGAACAACCGCCACAAGTTATTGGGCAACCAGCGCGACGGCGGGACAGCGTACTGCTGACGATATGACGGTGGCGTTCACCCCGAGCGCCACCCAGGGCACCGTCTACGGCGTTATCATTCCGAATCTCTGGTCGGTTTCTCCAAGCGTTGCCGGTCAGGCCGGTACTACGACCGCCCTGTCTGGCATCACCACGAACACAAACCTGCTGATCCAGGTTACTCCTGTTGGAATTATCAACTTCGGCCGTGGCGATGCCGGGGGAACACAACCGGCACAGATCGCCTCGGCGCTCGTGAACCGCGCCATCGGCACGCTCGCTGGCTCCTGGGATACGACCTCCGTCAACGTATGGCACAACTGTGCGCTCGGCACGCCCGACACCACTCTGAACCCTCCGTACGCCGCGGAAACCAGCCTCAGCATTGGTAATTTAACCGGTAGTGCGCGCTACATCGATGGGTGGGTATGGTTCGGCTACTCGGATTCCGTGCTCCCCCATTCCCACATTCAGATTCTTCACGCGAATACTTCAGCTCCCTAAAGGTCTCCTTCAATGGCTCTCACGACTATCGCTGCGTCCACCGCGGCGGCTACTCTCTCTCCCATCATCCTCTCGACCAGCAACGGCGTCGGCTTCGTCTGCCCCGAGCCCGGCGTCTACACCTTCCGGTGTGAGAAGCCCTGGGCCTACTCGGCGTCCGACTCGCAGGCCTACGCCAGCATGACCGAGGTTGCCGCTGGGGACACCCTGACGGTCACCGTGACCACGGCTTCGGTCACCCGCTACTGCAAGATCAACGAGATTGGTGAGCTCGCTCGCCTTCGCGTGACCTTCGAGCCGACCGACATCATGGCTCCCTCGGGTCAGACCATCGCTGCCTGCGCGGGCCTCACGATGGCGGACGCTGCGAACATTGCCGCCGACACCACGACCGGCTCCAAGATCGGCACCGCGGTCACTCAGAAGATCGGCTTCTGGAACGCCGCCCCGATCGTGCAGCCCTCGGGCGCCGCTCAGGCCGCTATTAGTGCGACCCTGACCGACTCGACGGGCCTCTCGGGCACCCACGACGACACCCTGGCTGCTACCACGACCCAGGCCGACCTGACCGGTGGCGAGGACCCCACCGAGGCGGAGTTCAACACTCTCCTCGCTGAGATTCGCGTCATGTGCCAGAACCAGTCCGACGTGGCCCAGAAGGTCATCGAGCTGGTCACCCTGGTGAACGCCATGCGCACCGCTCTGGTGAACGCCGGCCTCATCAAGGGCGCTGCGTAATAGGTATGGATGAGGAAGCCCTCAAAGGTGATTTCCAAAAGTTCCTAAGTGAAGTCTGGCAGCACCTTGGTCTTCCCAAGCCCACCCGTATTCAGAACGACATGGCGAAGTTCCTCCAGCATGGTTCCCCAAAGGACATGCTGGAGGCCTTCCGTGGTGTCGGAAAGACTTGGGTAACCGCTGCCTTCATCGTGTGGCTCCTGTGGCGAGACCCCAATCTCAAGATCATGGTGGTCTCGGCCTCCAAGGCCCATGCGGACAACACTTCAACCTTCTGCCTTCAGATCATCCAGACGGTCCCTTTCCTTCAGCATCTGGCACCCCGCGCCGACCAGCGTGAAGCCAAGGTGCAATTCGATGTAGGTCCTGCGCGGCCTGCGCGTGACCCTTCGGTTAAGTCCTTAGGCATCACTGGCCAGCTTACGGGCTCCCGTGCTGACCTGATCCTAGCCGACGACATCGAGACCGCCCAGAACTCCCAGACGCAGATGATGCGTGAGAAGCTCAAGACCGCGACCGAAGAGTTCGGCGCTATCTTGAAGCCTGGTGGTCGGGTTATCTACCTCGGTACGCCGCAATGCGAGGATAGCATCTACCGGGCCTTGCCCGCGAAGGGCTATCGCATCCGCATCTGGCCCGCCAGATACCCCAATGAACGCCTTCGGGCTGCCTATCAGGGCGAACTTGCACCTCTCCTGCAAGATGACCTGATAAAGAACCCGAAGATCGTCGGTGCTCCCACTGAGCCCGAACGCTTCGATGAAGATGTCCTCCTCTCGAAAGAGATGGAGTACGCCCGCAGCGGCTTCGCCCTCCAGTTCATGCTGGATACGAGCCTCTCGGACGCGACCCGCTACCCGTTGAAGCTCGCTGACCTGATGGTCATGAACCTCAACACCGAGGTGGGCCCGCCGAAGGTCATCTGGGCCGCTGCCCCGGACCTTACGGACAACGAGCTGCCCAACCCAGGGTTCTCCGGGGATCGCCTCTATCGGCCCATGAAGATCGCGGAGGGGGCCTGGATGCCGTACACCGGCTCCGTCCTGACCATTGACCCCTCGGGTCGGGGTAAGGACGAGACCGGTTACGCAGTCACCAAGGTCCTCAACGGCCTCATCTACGCCGTGGAGTGGGGCGGCCTCATCGGAGGCTACGACCCCGCCACCCTCGAACAGCTCGCCTTGATCGCCAAGAAGCAGAAGGTGAACGAGGTCCTCATCGAGTCCAACTTCGGTGACGGCATGTTCACCGAGCTCTTCAAGCCCGTCCTCCGGAAGCACCACAATTGCTCCGTGGAGGAGGTCCACCACACCGGCCAGAAGGAGAAGCGCATTATCGACTCCTTGGAGCCGGTCATGAACGCTCATCGCCTGGTGATCGATCGTCGGTTGGTCCTGGAAGACCACCGGTCCATCCAAGGGTACGCCATGGAGTCAGCCCAAAGCTACTCCGGGCTCTACCAGATGACCCGCATTACAAAGGATCGCGGGGCACTTAAGAAAGATGACCGCCTCGAAGCCCTAGCCATGGGGGTCGCCCATTGGGTCGAAGTCATGGCCCAGGATGTGGACGAGCAGATGGCTCAGGCAGAAGAGGATGGTAAGAATAGAGAGGTTTGGGAGTTCATGGAACACCTCCTCGGCCCCGATGCTGTAGAGGAACGAACCTGGCTGACCCAGGACTAGGGAGCGGGAAGCCGATCCTAGGCGATTTAAAGCCCTCGGAGGTCGAACCCATAACCTGGGTACCCCCGAGCCTAGATCGTTGATCCTAGGGCCTCCTAGCCTTAGTATCATAGCATCACAGATATGATCGTATCCCCAATGTGAACCCTTCCGGGCCCCATTGGGGTTCGACACACCCCTAAGGTTGCTATCTAAGGTATACACTTAAGTAGTACTCTAAGGTGAACCCTAAAGTAGAACCCTAAGGTGCTACCTAGGTTGATAATTATTATATAGTATCCCCAATATTATACTTAGGTAGATATATACCATGGGTACTCCTAACCAAGATTCCCCCTTAGTCACCTTAGGCCTAAACCTAACTCGCTCCTGTCGTTATCTTCATGACACTCAAGGTGTCTCCAAGTTGGACCTGATATGGGTCCTTCACGGGATCATGGGACAGGTCTTGAGTTGGGAGGAGGATGATAAGAACGCAAAGGTTTCTGAGGGGGAAGAGTTCCCTACCGAGGGTCGGGGATTCGACCCTAGCGATGACTTCGACGATCCCTAGAAGTCTCCTTCATGTTGACCACTGAGCAGCTCTACGGGGTGCCTATCCTGCTTGCCGTAGGGCTGGCTGTATGGGCCCTCTGGAGGGACGCTAGGACCACTGAAGGGCAACCTCAGAGGAAGCATAAGTGGATCATGATGTGGACTGCGGTGGCACTTGAGGTGGCCTTAGGGTGGTATTGGGTGGGACTATTTTGGGCAAAAATGTGAGAGCCTATATCGATACGATTGGAGGCGAGTTCCCCCCGTACCCCGGGGCCTCGCCCGTGTAGGCCGGCAAGGGCATCATTCCTGTGGCATCAGGCACGCCTAGGTGTGGCACGGTGACGTAACCCACTGCCATCCCTACGGGACACTATAGATGATGCCTCTGTCTCCATGGTACATTGCTGGTGCAGCTACGCCCATTGGGTGGGCAGTGACGCAGTGGCGTTGTTCGTGAACGTGCGAGATGGGGTGTAATCAGTCGTTTTTGGTCCTGCCTAGCCACCCGCCTCCCACTTGGGGTTCACCTCAAGTACCACTGCACGGTGCCCCAGCAAGCCACCCAGCAGCCTCACCAAGGCCACAGGCCAGGCCTACCCACCGTTGCCCCTCAAGTAGTCCTCAAGGGCTCCTGAAGGCATTCTAAGGCCACTAGGAGGCATCGTCGTAACCCCAATGACAACACATAGCAAGTACTATGGTATCACACACTCAATCCATGCTCACCTAGAATTGGACTAGCTAACACATTGCATGTGCTATGTTTCGTTCATCCACCCAACGGAGCAGCCCATGGTCGCTGAGATCGAACACCTCGCCCTCGCCTTCTTCCGCAAGCGCCACCTCAGCCAGCACAGCGAATACTGCCGCAGACAGGCCCGGCGCTACCTGGACGAGGCGCAGACGAACAAGCGTGCCCTGAAGAAGCTCGGCGCCTACTGATCCCAATACCGGAACAAGGAGCACACCATGTCCAAGCCGCTCGCGTTCCCTTGTTCGGCTATCGATCCCACGGCCGATGCCGTGTCCATCGACCTAACCGATGCAGGGCTCCTAGCTGAACCCTGGGAGGCCATCGAGATAGACGAGCAAGCGCAACCGCAAGTGGTTGCTGAAGTGGCCCCCAAGGCTGTCGAGCCGTACCGGAGCATGCTGGCGCGATTCAAGCTTCGGAACGGCTTGGGCTGATACATAGCAACGTCAATCATATATCAACTATCAACAAGGGAACGCGTATGCAATCCATCCAAACCAGCTTCCTCCCACCCACCAATTACAAGGGTGCCCGCATCGTGGCCAAGGCTCAGGCCGGCCGCCTGATTCTCCCTTGGGATCACGAGCTCAACGTGGAGCAGAACCACGCCAAGGCCGCTCGGGCATTCGCGACGCGCCTCTCGTGGTACCCCGAAGTGCTCTATGGTGGGGTCTTGCGGGATGGGTCGTACGTGTGGGTCCAGCCGTGCGATTGGTTGAGGGCGTAGCCACATGATAATCACCGACTACATCAGGGACCTCAAGAAGACAGCTAAGGAACTCACCAAGGAGCGTGGCATTCCGCATTCGGTCGTTCTTGCAAACATCGGTGGGTGGCGCTTCAGATGCGTTCCGTTCTCACAGCGGTGGCCAACCGATTTAGAGCTCTACACGGTACACCCGTGAGCGCCCTCCCCGCCTTCATCCTCCTAGGTGTCGCCCTGGCTGCCCTTGTAGGCTGTCTGGTGTGTGCCTGCAAGACCAACTGGACTCGGAAGGAGTAAACATCATGACCACCGACGACCAGCGCAGCGACGGCGGTAAGGCCTCCCAGTTCCCTGTGCCCGAGATTTCCCGGCGCGTCGCCAGGGCCTGTGGCTCGGAGATGCTGCAACGGCTTCAGCGGGAGGACCCGCACCACTGGACCGCGGTGCTGTACTACGTGGACCGCGCTCGGACCTGGGATGAAATCCCGGTCTTCTATCGAACGATATTCGAGGCCGCTGAGCTAGAGCAGCAGCTAGCCGACGAGCGGGCGCGCATTGAGAAGTTCATCGAATGGGTCGCAGTGCTGGAGCGATCGGAACGCAACTACCGCGAGCGTGCCGAGAAGGCCGAATCCGAGCGCGACGAGGCGAGGGCGGCGAAGGAGAAGGCGGAGGCTGCCCGCGACCTCGCCATCAAGGAGATAGCCGAGTCGGGCAAGATCGCTGGCGGGCTGGAGAATGAACTCTATCTGGCTTGCAAGCAGCGCGACGAGGCGAGGGCGGCGAGGGAGAGGGCGGAACGTAATTTCGAGGACGCCCGCGACAACATCAAGGGGCTACGTCAGACCAGGGACGATTGCCTTGGCGCGCTTGAGAATGCTCAGGAGGAGCGCGACGAGGCGAGGGCGGAACTGGCAGAGGCCAAGCGGAAGATAGCCGCGTTCAATTACTCGGAGTCTGCCAGACGCGCGATCATCGACGAGCGTGACGCCGCCATCAAGGAACGCGACGATGCCCAGGCACAGTGTGCGGAAGCCGAACGCATGGCGAATGGTCAGGAACAGCGGGCCATTGCAGCCGAGCGCGGGCGGGAGGCGATGAGGGCGCTATTGGAGGAAGCCCGTGGCTATGTTGGTCAGTACGATCCGGACCACTACATCGCCGAGGCAATCGCAATACGGGATGCACTTATGGCTCGGATTGAAGCAGCCCTCGCCATCCCGGCCGGGGAGGGGAAGGCGCCCATCCCGCCGGTGCAGTGTAAGACGTGCTGGGATCAGCGTCGTGTCTACGCGCCACCAGAGGGGATTAACGGGCACGCGAGATTCGCGCCCTGCCCCGACTGCGCGGAGGGGGCATGAGCCGCCTCCTCCTTTCCGACCTCCCGCCCCACCTCCTCGCCGCACTCCGTCGTCGCGGCCTCATTAATGGCACCGGACCGCGCACCATCAAGGTCTACCGCTGGTCCTTTACGTCTCCCTTTTCGATCCCCACGCCGGGCGGCCATGCGGCAGCCGAGCAGCACGACTTGGATTACCTCGTTGGTGGGCCTGAAGAGGAACGGAAGAAGCGCGATGCGGAATACAAAGTGGCCCTCCATGAGAGCGTGAAGGGCCAATGGGTAGGCAAGCGAGTGGCCATGAAGGGGCTCGCGATGTTCTTCGCTTGGGGTCTGAAGGTCATGGGCGCGAAGCACTGGCACAAGGGCACTCCGCGGACCATCGATGACCTCTGGGGGCTCGCCTTCCGGATTTCCCGTTGACTCTACACATAGCAAGTGCTATACGATAGCATACGCGATCGCTAATAACCTTCACCATCTCCCGGAGATTACACATGACGATCACCTCCCAAGACCTCCCCGGTATCCTTGAGAAGCACAAGAAGTGGCTTCAGGGTGACCCTTCAGGCGCGCGCGCCAACCTCGCGGGCGCCAACCTCGCGGGCGCCAACCTCGCGGGCGCCAACCTCGCGGGCGCCAACCTCGCGGGCGCCAACCTCGCGGGCGCCAACCTCGCGGGCGCCAAGGGGGCGGACCTGGTCATCGCGAAGACCCGCATCCTCCCTGAGGGTGACATCATCGGCTATAAGAAGTGCCGCGAGGGGGCCATCGTCAAGCTCCGCATCCCGGCCGATGCAGCGCGGTCCAGTGCTTTCGGTCGCAAGTGCCGGGCCGAGCGTGCTGTTGTCATCAGCATCGAGGCCGCGGATGGGAGCCCGCTGATCGAAGCCCGGAGCGACTATGACCGGGACTTCATGTATCGTGTCGGAGATGTCGTGGTGCCCACCATGGAGTTCGACCCGAACTGGCAGCAGGAGTGCGCGCCGGGCATCCACTTCTTCATCACCAAGGCGGAAGCGAAGGACTACAACTAATGGCACTCCGCACTCACTACAGCGGTTCCACCTACAGCCACTCAGAGCCCATCTACCGTTACCTCAAGGACGACCGCACGGGCCGCTTGGTGCGCACCGGGCCGATGCTCGGGATGAGGGACGTGGACCGCAAGGGCCGGATCATGGGGGAGCGGTACTATAAGGCAGAGTAGCCCTGATCCTCAAGTAAACGGCAAACACATAGACATATCAATCACATCGTATCAACCAAACAACTCTTCAAAAAGGAAACATCTCATGGACAAGCGAGTGAAGGCCAAGTGGGTGAAGGCGCTCCGCAGCGGGAAGTACAAGCAGGGGCGCGGGGCCCTCAAGACCAAGAACGGCTACTGCTGCCTTGGCGTGCTGTGCGACCTGCACAGCCGAGAAGTGAACAAGAAGCCGGCGTTCGAGGATACGACGGAGTACCTTGAAGCTTCGGGCTTACTTCCCGACGAAGTGAAGGAGTGGGCTGGTCTGACGCAGGGTGAGGGCAACCCGCAGCTCGGGAAGCATAGCGCGACGCATCACAACGACACGAATAGGCGCACCTTCAAGCAGATCGCGGATCGCATCGAGAAGTACCTCTAAGCGATACGCCAAAGGTCTGTCGGCAGCCGTGAAGTGCCGACACCACAAGTCTCTAACCCAACCGAAAGGACCATCCAATGTCTCTTGCCTCCGTCTACCGTAAGCGCCTCCTCAAACTGGCCGAACACCTGGAGTCGGACTACAGGGGCCACAAGAAGTTCGACTTCAACATAGTCGCCAGTGGGGACCCGAAGGTGAGTTGCGGGACCGCTGGGTGTGCTCTGGGGGAATGCCCGATTGCTTTTCCTCGGAACTTCAAGTTCGACATCTTGGATGGGGATTTCGAAATCGCGCTTAGAAAGGGGCAGCCTGGGCGAGATTGGCTGGCCCCTCGCCCATCCTTTCTAGCGGCCGAGAAGTTCTTTGGCCTCACCCGGGGGCAGGCCGATCATCTTTTCTGTCCGCATCGGCAGAACACGGAAGACTACGGAGGCCGCGAGCTTGGAAGGAAGGCCAAGCCATCCTCCGTCGCCAAGAACATCCGCATCTTCGTCAACAAGATGAGCAAGTGAAAGACACCCAATGACCACCACACGTCTCACTTCCTACGCCGGCCTGGCAACCTCGGTTCTTCCTGAGGTGACCACCAACAACCACGATCCCGCCAAGTTCCCTGACAAGAAGCGCAACGAGATCAAGAAAGCCTTCCGCCTGGCCATCAACAAGTCGCGTACCCACGGAGAGGCGGTACGGCTCACCAAGCTGCGCACCAAGTTCTTCTCGCCTGGGGGCATGAGCGAGGATGAGGCGATCCTCGCGTGGCTTGAGGTGACCACCATGTGCAAGCCGGGCAGACCCGGGCAGACGCCGAGCAACGGGACGAGGTTCCATGTCTCAGCAGCCTGAGCCGACCTTCGACCCCAACCTGCCCTCGGGCTCGACCTACGTCTTCCAGCCGAAGCGGTCCATGAAGTACCGCATCGAGGCGATCCTTAAGGACCACCAGCACGAGCTCCTCGATGCTGACAACCTGGACGAAGCGCAAGCGGCAAGAGAGCGGATCGCCTCCGCCATCATAGACGAGTTACCTTAGGCCCGCACCAACACGCAACGACGAGACCCGTACAACACCATGAGCACATGCCTACGGCGTCTTGAGCTTCTTCTTCAGCTCCCGGTACCGAGCAACCAGTGGAGGTGGGGCATGAACCAGCCAGGCTTCCTCTTCGAACTCAGCGTACTGCGCCGCGTTCAAACCAAGGACTTGCCCCCACATAGGCAAGTCTTCCAGAGGCGGCTTATGGCGCTTGTTGATGAGGCCCGTGGCGTAGTTCTTCGATCGCTTCACCTTCAGCGAGAAGGTCGTCAAGGTCCATTGCTTGTCGGCAACATACCCCATGAGCAGATGGCTGAAACGATCCATTCGTCCCAGCTTACGGCCCCGTATAGGGTTCGCCGAGAACGAATTGCCTTTTGTGGGCGACATCACTTGACGCCCACAAATTTGTGTGACATTCTAAGTACAGTTCATCGCCATTCCCTTGACCTGCAATGCCTGGGTCACAATGGACCCTAGCAGCCTAGCGACCCCATACCTCGGTTGCGGCCGAGGACCACTAGGCCAACGCCCGCCCACTGGCGTGAAAGTGGATTGCCCGAAAGGGCCTCTCTATGGTGTCCCGTACCTTCCACCTTCCGTTTATCGGAGACCTTTATGTTGAGTGTGTCGCATCCCATAGCCTTTCCGGTAGGATCATCTCTGGTATGCGATACAAAGGCGAGTACTTCGTTAGGCTCGCGTTCATCCATGCCGTCCTTACCCCGAGAAACTGGAAGCCGACCAATGCCCAAGAACTCCCCCTTGGAGAACCTCCTCGAAGCCCTTGAGGCTATTCGAACGGCCCGAGAGGAGACCACTGTCGGTCAGGCGGAGACCCTTCTGACGCTCGTCCTGCTGAGTGGCGACGATCAGAAGGATGTCCGGCAAGAGGACCTGGGGAACAAGCTGGGGCGTGGCCAGGCCATCATTTCGGGCCAGCTCGCTCGGTTTGTCGGCGCAGGCCTCTTGAAGAAGGAAATTTCCTCTACGAGTGAGCGGGAGAAGGTCTATTCCCTGACTCCCGCCGGGAAGGCGCTGGTCAATAAGATACAGAAGGCACTACAAGGAGCGTGAGCTATGGGAGAAGGCGACAAGGTACGTCTCACGGCACCTGGCGAAGATGGTACCTGGACTATCCGGACCGATTCAGGTGTGGATGAACACCGCTTCGAGGAGGAACTGAAGGGGCTCTCCAAGAAGGGCATCCTCAGCTACCGCCGCGACGAACACGGGACTTTCCTGGTCCGCTCTCACGTCGGGCCCTTTGCTTTAGCAATCACAATGACGAGGTGACCCATGGGCTACCGCAAGCGTGGTGACAGCTACGAGGTGAACGTCGCCTACAAGGGCGCGCGCAAGTTCGCCACGGTTGGGACGGAGCCCGAGGCCAAGGACAAAGAGGTCGAGCTCAAGGCCCAGCTCATCCAGGAGTGGCGCCAGAAGAACGGTGAGTCCGCCGCTCCCCAGCCGGTCACCCAGGCCGCCCCTGTAGTCCCCACCACCTGGACCCTTGGCGAGGCCTTCGATAAAACCTTCGAGGTCCACTGGAACGGCACCAAGAGCGAAGCCTTCTACAAGACCAAGCAGAAGGTCGTAGAGGCCTACTTCGGCCGCGACAAGCGCCTCGGGGACATCAACACGGACGCCGTGGATGGCTTCAAGAAGGCACTACTCAAGAAGGGCAACAGCCAGGCGACCATCAACCACGCCTTGGTGGCACTGAGCATGGTCTTCAAGATCGCCCACCAGCGAGGGGGAGTGCCCTTCAAGCCGGTCCTGGGGATCAAGAAGTCCACCCGAGGCCGTGTTCGCTACCTCAACGACGAGAAGAACGAGGAGGGGATCATCCTCCGTCTGCTGACCCAGCGGGGGAAGGCAGACATGGTGGACTGGACCATTGTCATGCTCGACACGGGCATGCGCCCCAGTGAGACCAAGAAGATGACGGGCCAGTGGGTGGACTTCAGGAACAACACCGTGAACGTCCTGGAGAGTAAGACCAAGGCCGGCATCCGGTCGATCCCGATGACCAAGCGGGTCAGGGCGATTCTGGAGCGGCGCTGCCTGGCCTTCCCCAAGGGCTATCTCTTTCCCTACCAGTGGCAGCGGTACGGCGATGCGTGGGAGCAGGTGCGGGCTGCGATGGGCCTGGAGGATGACCAGGACTTCGTGCCCTACTGCCTCCGCCACACCTTCGGCACCCGCCTGGCCCAGCGCGGGGTGCCCATCAACACCATCAAGGACCTGATGGGGCACGAGACGATCACCCAGACGATGGTGTACGCCAAGCTGGGTGCGAAGCAGTTCGTGGAGGCCATGCGGGTCTTGGAGCCGGAAAGAGATACCGTCTCCAGCCAGCAGACCTTGCCACACGCCACACCGATGCCACAGGTTGCCACAAATCTGCCACAAAAGGCACCTGCGCTTGCCACACCGGAAGCACCCGAGCGGCAGGCAAGCTAGTAGCTACAAGGGGTAACAATTACCCCGCCTGGATTCGAACCAGGAATGAGAGAGCCAAAATCTGAGGCTCAGTCACATAGGTTGTTCAATATCATCGTAACATGTTGATAGGATAAGGCGAAAGGTGCCGATTGACTAACCGAGATGCGATACATAGAATCTGCAATGAGATACCATGTGGCAGACAGCTTGCCACAGGGTTGCCACGCAGATAGCCCCCCATTCATGCTGGGAGAACCGCCACATGACGACCGAGACTCTCAACGCAGACCCACTTATCGAACGGGAGCTGGCCCTTGAGGCCGACATGCGGGCCCAGGGCGTTCGCCGCTTCCGTACCGCGATCACCGAGGCCCAGCTCCACAACCGGGAGACGGAGACCTGCTACGGACACCACCTCCTGACGACCACCATCGAGCCAGTTACCAAGGGCATCGAGGGCTTCATCGCTCTGGTGAAGAAGGACGGGCGAGCTGCCCGAGCCATCGCAGTCCGGTACCTGGAGCTCATCGAACCGGAGGTGGCCGCTTTCATGGCAGCCAAGGCGGTCCTCGACGGGATCACCCGCCGGCAGCGTCTTCAGGCCGTGGCCGTGCGTCTCGGGGGGATGATCGAAGACGAGGTTCGCTTCCAGGCCTTCGAAGAGGCCAAGGCGATCAACCCCAAGACCGGCCAGGAGGGCAGCCTGAGGGGCTATGCCCTGACCATCGCCGAGCGCCTCAACAAGGACTCTTCGCACTACGCCTACAAGCGTCAGGTGCTCATCCATGCCATGAACAAGAAGGGGGTGCCTTGGGAGGACTGGGCTGCTTCCGACAAGCTGCACCTGGGCATCAAGCTCATTGAGATTGTCGAAGCCTCCACCGGCGTGGTGACCACCCAGATGTTTGTGAACCGGGGCAAGAAGGAGTACTACCTCGCGGCCACCGAGACGACCCTGGAGTGGATCAAGAACAAGACTGGCTACGGCGAGCTCATGTGTGCCCTGTACCAGCCGATGATTATCCCTCCGGTGCCCTGGACGAAGCCGTCTGGTGGTGGGTACCTCGGTGGAGGGGGTGGGGCTCAGGTGACGAGCGAAACGCTGTCGAAGCGGAACGAAGGTGGCTCCAGCCCGGAGAATCACCCACTCTCGCGCCTCAAGCTGGTGAAGTCCCGTAACAAACACTACCAGGAGGAGCTTCGCTCGACCGACCTCGGTCTCGTCTACAGCTCTCTCAACGCCATCCAGAATACCCCCTGGAAGGTCAACCGGCCGGTCCTTGAGGCCATGGTGGAGGTGTGGCGTAACTCCAACGCGGTGGTCGGTGACATGCCGCCCCGCGAGAACGAGCCGAAGCCCAGTAAGCCGCTCGACATCGACACCAACAAGGAAGCGCGCGACAAGTGGAAGCGGCAGGCCAGCGCGGTCATGAAGGCCAACTTCAAGCTCGGTTCGAAGCGCCTTCAGGTCGAGCAGACCATCCGGATGGCTGAGAAGTTCGCCTCTGAAGCGGCCATCTATTTCCCGTACACCCTCGACTTCCGAGGGCGCGTGTACTCGGTACCCGTGGGCCTGAATCCCCAGGGGCACGACATCTCGAAGGGGCTCCTGACCTTCGCCCAGGGGAAGCCCATCCTGGATCAGCGGGCAGCCGACTGGCTTGCTATCCACGGGGCTAACCTGTGGGGCTACGACAAGGTGTCCCTAGAGGACCGCGTGCAGTGGGTCAGGGAGAACCAAGAGCGCATTGTGATGTCCGCTAAGGCACCCTTGGATTACCGGTGGTGGGTGATGGCGGACAACGGGGAGAAGGCGTGGCAGTTCTTGGCCTTCTGCATCGAGTGGGCTGGCTTCGTGGAGCGTGGCTTCGGCTTCGTCTCTCACTTGCCCATCGCACTCGACGGGAGCTGCAATGGCCTCCAGCACTTCTCGGCCATGCTTCGTGACCCTGTGGGCGGCGCCGCGACGAACCTTGTCCCCAGTGACAAGCCGCGCGACATCTATGCCTTGGTGGCGGAGCGGACCATCGAGAAGCTGAAGGCCAACGGGTCTACCCTCGCCCACGTCTGGTTGACCTTCGGGATCACTCGAAAGACGGCGAAGAGGCCCGTGATGGTGGTGCCCTACGGCGGCACCCGGCACAGCGCTCGGAAGTACCTTATTGAGCACGTCACGGAGCGCCTCAAGAACGAGCCAGGCCTGCTGAACCCCTTCAGTGACTCGAAGGAGCTCTTCCGCGCCTGCCAGTTCCTTGCGGGGCTCCTCTGGGATGCCATCCAGGAGACCGTGGTGGCGGCTCGGGATGCCATGAATTGGCTTCAGAAGGTCAGCCAGATCGTCTCTAAGGAGTCTCGCCCGTTGAACTGGACGGCCCCCAGCGGGTTCAAGGTGCAGCAGGCGTACCCCAATGTGAACAAGCGGCGGGTGGATACGACGATTGGTGGCTCGGTGGTGAAGCTGATCCTCGAAGAGGAGCTGGCGGAGAGCATCGATAAGCGGCGGCAGGCCCAGGGCATCAGCCCGAACTTCGTCCATAGCTTGGACGCAGCGGCCCTCATGTTCACGGTGGATGCCGCGGCCGCCTTCGGCATCGAGTCGTTCGCAATGATTCATGATAGCTACGGCACCCACGCAGCGGACACCGATGCGCTACGTGAGTGTCTCCGGCAGGCGTTCTGCCAGATGTATCAGCAGGATGTCCTGAAGGACTTCCGAGATGAGATTCAGAAGGGGCTGCCGGAGGGCATCGAGCTTCCTCCGCTGCCGAAGAAGGGGTCCCTGGACATCAACCTGGTGCTCCAGTCCGACTTCTTCTTTGCTTAATTTTCATCGAAGTTGCTATGTTATAGAACTTAGAAAGGCATTATGGATACGACTCTCGAAGTCCCCTTTGTGGCGTTCGAGAAAATCCCCCGGCTCTCGCGGGAGATTGTTATAACCGAAAAGATCGACGGCACCAACGCCCAGGTCTACATCAGCGAGGACGGCCTGACCATGAAGGTCGGCAGCCGAAATCGCTGGCTTACTCTGGACAATGACAACTTCGGATTCTGCAAGTGGGCCACGGAGAACCAGGAGGAGCTCCTGAAGCTGGGGCCAGGTAGACACTACGGTGAGTGGTGGGGCCTTGGCATTCAGCGGGGCTACGGTCTGAAGGAGAAGCGATTCTCCCTCTTCAACGTGGGCAGGTGGAATACCGAGACCGCTCCCAAGTGCTGTGGTGTGGTTCCTACTCTATACGTCGGGGACTTCTTAGAAGAGGCGATCACCGATGCCCTGTGGTCTTTGGAGAATCACGGTTCGGAGGCTGCGCAAGGCTTCATGAGCCCCGAAGGCATCGTCATTTATCACACCGCATCAAAGCAGCGCTTCAAGAAGACGCTGGTTGATGACGAGAAACCCAAAGGAAATAACTAATGGCTACGGCCACGACTCAGACGACCACTCGCCTCGTCATGAAGGAGGTTGAGGAGCAGGAGACTCAGGTGGTCCTGACCCTTACCCCCGATGAGGCACTCTTCATCAAGATGCTCCTCGGAAGTACGAACAAGAAAAATTGGGAGTACGCGGGGCTGCCATACACGGGGGGCGAGCTGTACTCCGCCCTTCAAAAGGTTGTTGCTAACCACCCGAAGAACGCGGTGGGTATGTTCGACGTCACCAATACTAGGATTAGTTTCTAATGCCTACCAACCCCAAGAAGAAGTACGAGCGATTCACCACCCCCGTGGGCACCGCCGTCTTCCCCAGGCTCTCTGAGCCAGACTTCAAGTTCAAGAAGGACCACGGCGAGTACAGCGTGAAGCTGCGCCTGACCAAGGAGGAGGCCGAGGCCATCCTCGCCAAGGCCGAGAAAGTGGCCGAAGAGTCCTACCAGGAGCAGGTGGAGCTGCACAAGGGCAAGACCGACTCGAAGGGCAAGGCCATTGTTATCCAGAAGGCCGAGCCTGCCTACGCCCTGGACAAGGACGATAACGACCAGCCCACCGGCTACTACCTCATCGCCTTCAAGATGAACGGTGGCTACACGGACAAGAAGACGGATGAGAAGAAGAAGCTCAACGTCCCGATGTTCGACGCCAAGGGTAAGCCCATCAAGGTCGACGTGTGGGGCGGCAGCCAGATCAAGGTTGCCTACCAGATCACGCCGTACTTCGCCGCGGCCGACAAGAAGGCCGGCGCCAGCTTCCGCCTGGAGGCGGTGCAGGTGATCGACCTCGTGACCCGCGGCAGTGGCAACGCCAGCCGCTTCGGATTCGCCCAGGAGGAGGGTTACGAGCACGCCGAGGAGAAGCCCGAGGCCGCTCCCGAGCCTTTCAAGGACGAGACTGCGGCCCCTGAGGGGAAGCCCGATGACACGACCAAGAAGCAGCGCGGCAACTTCTAGCGCGGCCTACAAGTCCGGGTTCGAGGAGCGGATCGCCCAGGAGCTAAAAGCCCTGGGCGTTCCTGTTGAGTATGAGGTCGAAGTCATCGAGTACGAGAAGCCGGCGAAGCGGCACAAGTACCACCCCGACTTCCGCCTCCCCAATGGAATCTTCATTGAGACCAAGGGGTACCTCATCGCCGAGGACCGGAAGAAGCACCTCTTAGTGAAGGCACAGCACCCCGAAATTGATATTCGGTTTGTCTTCGGGAACTCCCGGAACCGGATCAACAAGGGGTCTGCCACCACCTACGCCGATTGGTGCATCAAGAACGGCTTCAAGTTCGCGGATAAGCACATCCCGAAAGAGTGGATCGATGAGCCAACCAACCGTAACTGAGGCATACGAATTACTCCAGGAAGCTGGTCTACTTCGGCGCTTTGAGTCCTTTTCTGAAGTCCGCGAAGAACTAGTAAACCAGTGTGGTGAGAAGGAACTCGTTGAGAGGCTAAAGTTTCAGGCCACTCGCGGCCTTGCTTCATTCCTCACGCGCCACAACGGCCTAACCCTCGAAGTCACTAAGCTTCCTGGCAAAGGGACACGCGTTTACCGCTGGGGTGGCTCGATAATTGTGCCGGGAGAGCGGGTGTGAAGCGTCTGCGTACTGACTTCATCACCGTCACCGCATCCAACACCCAGCCTACCGAAGACCTCACCCTCAAAGAGCTCGACCTCCGCCATCGCAAGGCTGGCTGGTTCGAGTGTCTCCACCACTTCGTCATCAGGCGTAGCGGTCAGATTGAGAAGGGGCGTGATTACGAGAACCACGCCATGGGTCTCGGTACCCGGCTGAATGCTCTGACGGTTTCTATTTGTTTGGTCGGAGGAATGGGCGAGCCGCCCTTCACCATCGAGCAAAGTTCATCCCTCAAGGACCTCGTGATGGAGCTCCGGCAGGAATACCCCGAGGCAACTCTGGAGTTCAATACCGTGATCCCCGAGGCCGTTGTGACTCAACTGAAAGGAACCATCGAATGACGATGGTCGCTAAAGTTTCCCAGAAGGACGAGATTCTCGCCTACCTCCACCAGACCGATCCGGTCACCGGCAAGCGGCGTGGCATTAGCCCGCTGGAGGCCGTTGGAATGTTTCGCTGCTGGCGCCTCGGGGCTCGTATCTACGACCTGAAGCGCGACGGCTACAAGTTCCGTACTGAAATGCGGCGTGACGCCAAGGGGAAGACCTATGCACGGTACTTCCTCAAACGATAGCTCCACCTGCATTGGCCACGAGCCGTGCCCCGCGTGTGGCTCGAATGACAACCTCGGGCGCTACACAGACGGTCACGGCTACTGCTTCGGGTGCGGGCACTACGAGCACGGCTCGGAGCCCAGCGCCCAACCTCACACTCAAAGGAAGAAAATGTCGGGGGACCTCATCCCGCTCGGTGAGCCCATGGCTATCGAGAAGCGCAAGCTCTCGGAGGAGACGTGTAAGAAGTGGCGCTACCACGTCTCAGAGTTTAAGGGCCAGGATGTTCAAGTAGCTAACTACTGCAACGATCAGGGCCAGGTCATCGCTCAGAAGGTCCGCACCGCCGACAAGGACTTCATCGCTCTTGGTGACATGAAGTCCGCCGGTCTCTACGGCCAGTGGCTTTGGGGCAACAGCGGCAAGATGGTAGTCATCACAGAGGGGGAAATCGACGCCCTCTCAGTGAGCCAGCTTCAGAATAACCGGTGGCCCGTGGTGTCCGTACCGAACGGGGCGCAGGGGGCCAAGAAGGCAATCCAGAAGGCCCTCGGGTGGTTGGAAGGCTTCGAGTCGGTTGTCTTCATGTTCGACAACGACGAGCACGGCATCCCGGCCGCCAAGGAATGCGCGGCGCTGCTGCGGCCCGGCCAGGCCAAGATCGCCCAGCTCCCCCTGAAAGACGCCAACGAGATGCTCCAGGCGGGGCGTGGGGCTGAAGTCCTAACGGCCATGTGGAACGCTAAGACGTTCCGCCCCGACGGGATCGTGGCTGGTGTCGACCTCTGGGACGCCATCAGCAAGGAAGATCACGTCGTCTCGGTGCCCTACCCGTGGGAGAAGCTGAACGAGAAGACCCGAGGCATGCGCCGCGGGGAGCTCGTGACGTTCACCGCGGGGTCAGGGATCGGGAAGAGTCAGGTGTGCCGCGAGATTGCTCACTACCTCATGAAGCGTGGTGAGACCGTCGGGTACATCGCGCTTGAAGAGAGCACCAAGAGGACGGCCTTAGGCCTTATCGGTATCGAGCTCAACAAACCCCTCCATCTGTCCCGCGAAGGAGTGTCCGATGAAGACCTTCGAAAGGCTTTCGATGGGACTGTTGGGTCTGGTCATTGCTATCTGTATGACCACTTCGGCAGTCTCGATAGTGACAACCTTGTTTCTAAGGTTCGTTACCTGGCTCGCGGTTGTAATTGTGGATGGATCGTTCTCGACCACCTCTCCATCGTGGTCTCCGGAAATGGAGACGGAGATGAGCGACGACTAATTGATAACACGATGACGGCTCTTCGATCCCTCGTTCAAGAGACGGGCGTGGGGATGATCCTTGTGAGTCACCTCAAGCGGCCAGAGGGCAGGGGCCATGAAGAGGGGGCCCAGACCAGTCTCGCGCAACTCCGTGGGTCGGCCGCCATCGGCCAGCTCTCGGACCTCGTGATCGGCCTGGAGCGTGACCAGCAATCTACCGAGAAGAGCAACCTGACCACCATCCGCATTCTGAAGAACCGCTGGACCGGCCAAGCCGGGGTGGCGGGGCAGCTCAAGTACGACGACAAGACGGCGCGCCTCTCCGAGGTGACCGAGGACTTCTTCCCGGCCGGTGCCGACGAGAAGCCCGCCTTCTAACACACCAACCAAAGGACAATCATGGACCGCATCCCGGCTTTCGTGGATGACATGGGGGAAACTATTTACACGGACGATATCCGTGCAGTTCCCCTTCGCATCAGGCTCTTCTGCAAGCTGGTCGGAGCTAAGACCCCGAATCGCTCCAGGCGGCTGAAGAACAAGGGCGAGCTAGTCAAGGAGCGCGCCTCCAGTCACCGTCGAGAGAACCACACCGGACTCGACCGTCGAGCTGCGCGTGGGCTCGCACGTTTCGTCGAGCACCGAGACAAGATCACGGAGCTCGTCACCAAGGCCAAGGCTAGGGACGCGAAGAAGGACTAGCCATGCACATCATGAACTTCATCGCGCACACCCTGCTGCGCCTCCACGTCGGCGGCTTCCCCGAGGCCCTCGCCGCCGGGGGCGCCCTGCGCGACTGGCTCAACGGTCGGGCCGAGTCGGTCAAGGACGTGGACATCTTCATCCAGGACCAGCCCATGTACCTGGCGAAGCTGTGCGAGTGCCTTATCGGCTACACCCACCGCAAGGTGGTCGTGCCCCGGCACGTGGCCCAGTACATGCAGTTCGAGGGCGTGGTGTGTGTCCACGAGTTCGTCTCCCCGTTGCACCCAGCGCCGGTGCAGGTGGTGGTGATGAATCGGAAGGTGGAGCCGGTCTTCACCATCCAGCGCCACGACTTCGGCATCTGCCAGATCGGCTTCGACGGTGAGACCATCTACACCACCCCGGAGTACGAGAAGGACCAGCAGAACCATACCTTCACGCTCGTTCGCTGCCGGGATGACCGGGACCTGGCGAGGAGCATGCAGCGGTGGGGCAGGCTGAAGGAAAGGTACCAAGATTGGACCCTGAGGTTGCCGGCGTGACGACCCTTCTCTTTGACATCGAAACTGACGGACTGCTGGAGAAGGTCACCAAGATCCACTGCTTGGTGGCCTGTGACCCAGAGGCCGGGGCTAGTCATATTGGGGTTGCTAGCGACGGAGGTATTGAGCCGCTCCTTCGGAAATTGATGGAGGCCGACGTTATTGTTGGCCACAACATCATCCGCTTCGACATCCCGGTCATTCAGAAGTTCTACCCATGGTTCAAGCCAAAGGGCAAGGTTCGGGACACCTTCCTCCTCGCCAAGCTCATCTGGCCCAACCTGGCCGAGCTCGACAAGAAGGCCCGCGTCGAGGGGTTCCCCAAGAACCTCACAGGTGCCCACTCCCTAGAAGCCTGGGGTTGGCGCCTCAAGGCCCGTAAGGGTGATTTCGGAAAGACCGCCGACTGGAAGGAGTTCACCAAGGAGATGCTCGACTACTGCGTACAGGACGTGGACGGACCTACCGCCGCGCTCTGGAAGCTGATCCAGTCGAAGAAGTTCTCTGAAGAGGCCATCCAGGTCGAGCACGACTTCGCCCAGGTCATGTTCGAGATGGAGCAGCATGGCTTCCGGTTCGATGAGCCCGCGGCCCACAAGCTGCATGCAGAGTTGGTGAAGAGGAAGTTGGAGTTGGAAGCCCAACTTCAGACCACTTTCCCCGGCTGGTGGGAGGACATGAAGACGCCGGAGTATTACGAAGGCACGATCCTCAGCGAGAATGGTTTTGCGCGTGGCACTGTCAGTGAAGTCACGAGGCAGTACCCGACGAAGGGGGCGGCCCAGAAGGCTAAGGCAAAGAACATACGCCCTGGCCCCTTAAAGAAGAAGCATACGCCCTTTAATCCCGGCTCCCGCGACCACATCGCCCGAGCCCTGAAGGAACGCGGCTGGAAGCCCAAGGTCTTCACTGACGGCGGCAAGCCCCAGATCGATGAGGCCATCCTCAGCGGTCTCGACTACCCCGAGGCGAAGCTCCTGACGGAGTACCTCATGGTGGCCAAGCAGCTCGGTCAGGTGGCCGAGGGCGACAACGCTTGGCTCAAGCTGGTAAAGGCCGATGGCCGGATGCACGGCGAGGTAGATACGATGGGCACCTGGACCTCCCGGTGCAGCCACAAGCGACCGAACATGGGCCAGATTCCTTCGGTCATGATCGGCAAGGACAAGCACCCCATCATGGGCAGTGCTGGTCACTACGGTTACGAGTGCCGCGCGCTCTTCGTCCCTAATGAGGGCCATGTCCTCGTCGGTGCCGACGCCTCCGGCATCCAGCTTCGCGCTCTCTCTCACTACCTGGCCCGCTGGGACGGTGGGAAGTACGTTGAGCTGGTCACCACCGGTGACGTTCACACGGCCAACATGAAGGCCACCGAGGGGATCATTGAGACCCGCGACGTGGCCAAGACCTTCATCTACGCCTACCTCCTGGGGGCTGGTGACCCGAAGATCGGCAAGATCGTCGGGAAGAACAAGGCCACCGGCACCGAGCTCAGGGCGAAGTTCCTCAAGAACTTCCCCGCCTTCAAACATCTGAAGAACGAGCTTGAGCGCCGCGTGAAGGAAACCGGATCGATTACCGGCTTGGATGGCCGGAGGATTCCTTGCGAGAATGCCCACTTCGGGCTCGCGGGGTTGTTACAGGGGTTCGAGGCAGTGGTCATGAAGAAGGCCACCAAGTTCCTTTACGATGACCTCACCGCTCGTGGGTGGGTTCACGGCAAGGACTGGGGCTTCTGTGCCATGGTGCATGACGAGTGGCAGATCAGTGCCCGAAAGGAAATTGCCGATGACGTTGGCAAAGCGGCGGCAGCGGCGATTGCGAAGGCCGGCGTCTGCTTCGATTCCCTCTGCCCGCTCGCGGGTGAATACAAGATCGGCGGAAATTGGGCTGAGACTCATTAGCGCAGCGAGAGCCAGGGCTCGGGCCGCGAACCTACCGTTCAACCTGACCCTGGAAGACATCGTGATTCCTACCCACTGCCCAGCTCTCGGCATCCCGCTGGTGCCGGGCATTGGGGTAGCCCACGACGGCTCGCCTCAGTTGGACCGCCTGGTCCCCGAGATGGGCTACGTCAGGGGCAACGTCGTCGTTATCAGCAAGCTCGCTAACACGATCAAACAGAACGCCTCTCCGAACCAGATTCGGGCGGTTGCTGATTGGTATGAGCAGGCGGTGAAGTCCGCCCTTCTTCAATAACATCACAAGAAAGAACTATATGCGCTCTATCCTCAAGGCCCTGGCCCTGGTGGCCCTGGGTTACCTCCTCTGCGTTTACTTCCAGTACGACCTGAACGTTAACTACAGGACGGTCTTCCAGTCCCCTGAGTCGGCCCAGCAGCGAGAGTTCACCCTCCGCCTTCAGCCGTACCACGACATGAAGCCGATCAATCTGTTCGAGCCTCTGGAGGAGAAGTGAAGCAGTTCTTTCGCGACTGCGCTCTCTGCACCCTCGGGATCGCTGCTATCGGCGCTCTGGCGTGGCTAGCGGTGCTCTCTCGGCTCATCGAGAGATGGGACCGGAAGCAGACTGAAAGGCGTCTCCGTGGTCCTTACCGCCGCTGAGTACGAGTATGCCGAGCGACTGAACGAGAAACGCCTCTGGAAGCCGCCCTACGGCTGCCGCCTTGCTGAGCGCAGGTGGGTTGGGCAGCCGGTCCATGTTACGTGGATGCCCCCGGTCTTCGAACGAGCCGGGGCTCTCTACACGGACAAGGGCATCGAAAGCGCTTGGATCATCAAGTGGTTCGGCTTCGTTCACGAGCTCAACCGGCAGGTGCCGGGGACTGAGCTTCTCCCACACAAGGACATCGCATGAAGCGCACCCCCATAAAGATTCGCCATAAGTTCGGCGTCTATTGCACCCAAGAACAAACCGTGGTTGCGGAGGGAACGGGCGCGCAGATCAAGAAGGCAATCGCTGGTTACCACGAGAGGGGCTACCATTGCTGCGTAGCCGTGGAATTTGTCCCGGTGGAGTTCAAGTGAGAACCCTCCTCATCGACGGGGACATCGACGCCTACCAGATCGCCTCTCGTTGCGAGACGAAAGTCGATTGGGGTGACGGCATCGAGTCCAAGTCCGCCGACTCAGAGGAAGCCAAGAAGCAGATCGATGACCGCTACCGAGCTCTGAAGAAGATGCTCGGCGCGGATCGCCTCATCGTCTGCCTCTCGGACTCCCAGAACTTCCGCAAGGAAATCCTCCCCAGCTACAAGGCCAACCGGAAGAACACCATCAAGCCGGCCCTGCTGTTCGAGCTGAGGAAGTACCTGCACGAGTCCTACGAGGTCTTCCAGCGGCCCATGCTCGAAGCCGACGACGTGATGGGCATTCTTTCCACGATGGGGGACAATGACCTCATCTCGGGGGAGCGCATCATCATATCCATTGATAAGGACATGAAGAACGTTCCGGGGCTCCTTTTTAATCCAGGACATCCTAACCATGGAACCATCGAAATCAGCAGAGAGCGGGCTGATTATTACCACATGCAGCAGACGCTTACAGGTGACCCCACGGATGGTTATAGTGGCTGCCCTGGTATCGGCCGCGCAAAGGCGCAGAGAGCGCTTACTAAGCAAACAGCGGACCAGACGCTCTGGGAACTCGTGGTGGCACAATTTGTGGCGAAGGGGCTGACTGAGGCGGATGCCCTGGTGCAAGCACAGGTGGCCCGCATCTGCCGGGCTGAGGACTACGACTTCATCAACAAGAGACCGATCCCTTGGCAACCGCCGAAGGGTCAGAAGGAGGCTGCGTGAAGCGCATTCCCTACCGCATTCAGACTGATGGAACGAAGTACCGTGTTCAGGTGGACTTCGGACGCATCTTCTCGGATTGGCATCGTCCGCTGGATAATGGCATCAAGCCCAGTGAGGACTCTTGGGATTTCTCACCCAATTTCTTCACCGAAGAGGCCGCGGATAACTGGGTCAAGAAGCAGTACGGTGAGATGGCCTATCGCATCCGCGAGTGGAGGACCGTGTGAGGTCACTCTTCTACTTCTACTTCAAGGTCCTCACCATCCTCACCACCCTGCTGGCCACTTGCCTGGCCCTCGGGGTCTACCTGGGAAAGATCAAGTGAGCCAAAAAATTCAGACCTTCTGCGACGTTTGCCGCGAGGAGTTCACCGGCTCTTACTGGGATGACGCCCCCTGTCATGTTGTCTTGTCGATGGGGGCTCCGGCCCAGTCATACGAAAGCCATGACTTGAAGCACGTTTGCCGCCCGTGTCGACAAGCCATTTCCGCGGCATGCCGGCCCAAGGCGAAAGTGGTGGTGCGAAATGCCTGACCTTATCGCTCTGTACTCCTGCGCACCATCCTGCGGGAAATCTGAAGTGGCCCGCATGTTGGTCTCTCGGGGCTTTGTGCCGATCAAACTGGCCCAGACCCTCAAGCTCATGGTCACGCGGATGCTCTATGACTTCGGCATCCCCACCCTGGAGATGCCTAGGTACATCGAGGGGGACCTGAAGGAGCTCCCCATCCCCGGCCTGGGTCGCTCCCCGCGGTACCTCTTCCAGACCCTCGGGACCGAGTGGGGGCGGCGTATCGTTCACCCCAAGGTGTGGACCGACATCGCCATTAACCGCATCCGGGCGGAGATGGTGAAAGGCCACAGCGTGGTGGTGGACGACATGCGCTTTCCGAACGAGCTTGAGGCCCTGACGGAGGCCGGTGGGATCACTGTTCGAGTGGTTCGACCGGGAGTCACGGCGCTAGAGGGGCACGAGTCAGAAGGCCTGTTGGACGATACTCCTATGGCTTACGAACTCGTGAATGATGGTACTTTAGATGATTTGGCGGCGTCGGTAGCTACTTTAGTGGAAGACGTACGTCTTTAAATACATAACACATGGGATGTTATAAATAGTGGAGTGGTTGTAAGTAGGCCCCCATTAATGCCCCTACAGCCACCCCACCCCCTGTGTACTTATACTTAGGTGGTATCCCAATGGATGCTGATGCATTCCCAGAGGTCCCCGAAGACCTCCTCATAGAGCTCGAACGGCTGTACCCCGAAAAGCCCATCATGCCCGGCCAGACCATAGACGAGCTGATGCACTACGGTGGCCAGCGCGCGCTCATCAAGTGGCTCCGAGAAGTCTACACCGCCCAGAAGGCGGAGGATGACCCGGCTGAAGAGGGCGACCAAGACCAATCCGAATAGTGAGGCGCCAGTCGCTATGTGTACGAGTAAGCCCCGGGCTCCCCGACCTACGCCTCTCCCTCCCCCGCCTCCTCCCCCGCCCCAGCCTTCCCCAACCGCTCCGGTCCTCGACCCGGCGACTAAGGACAAGCTGCTGCTGCGCCCGAAGAGCCGTGGCCTCCGAGACCTGATGGTCCCGAGGGGTAACGGCACCGGCCTCAACGTTCCCTAAAGGGCAACCTCAATGGGAACCATTAAGAAGCACTCCTCATCCGAGGGGGCCGGGGGCAGCACGCCTTCCGATAAGCCCGAAGGCCTGGAGGCCCGGTACGAAGAGCTAGCAGCTATCCGCCGCCCCTTCCTGGACCGAGCCCGAGAGGCCAGCAAGTACACCATCCCGAGCCTGTTGCCCCCTGAGGGCCACAACTCGACCACGAAGCTGTACAAGCCGTGGCAGTCGATCGGCTCCCGAGGGGTGAACAACCTGGGAGCCAAGCTCCTGCTGGCCCTGCTGCCGGCCAACACTCCGTTCTTCCGCTTCCTCATCTCCCAGTCCGAGCTCGATAAGCTCGGCAAGGACAAGTCGCTCAAGACCAAGCTCGAAGAGGGCCTCGCTCTCTACGAGAAGGAAATCATGAACGAGGTCGAGACCGGGACTACCCGTGTCTCCGCGTTCGAAGCGATCCTCCATCTCATCGTCGCTGGTAATGCCCTGGCCTACCTGCCCTCCAAGGGCGGCATGAAGGTCTACCACCTGGACTCCTACGTGGTCCTCCGTGACGGCATGGGTCAGGTCCTTGAGATTATCACTCAGGAGATGATCGGCCGCTCGTCCGTCCCCGCTGAGATGCGAGAGCAGGTTGATGCCAAGTGCAAGGACACCGAGAAGACCATCAAGCTCCACACCTGCATCAAGCGGGATGGAAAGCGATTTATCACCTACCAGGAAATCAAGGCCGTTAAGGTCCCTGATTCTGATGGCGCTTACCCCATCGATGCCTCTCCCTACATCCCTCTTCGCTGGGTTAAGATCGACGGTGAGGACTACGGCCGAGGCCACGTCGAGCACCTCTCAGGTGACCTCCGCAGTGCTGACGGTCTACGGCAGGCCATCGTAGAAGGCTCTGTAGCTGCCTCGAAGGTCATCTTCTTCGTGAACCCCAACGGGGTGACCAAGCAGAAGACCGTGGCTGAAGCTCCGAATGGAGCGGTCCGCACCGGCAAGCGGGACGATGTCACTGTTCTCCAGATGGAGAAGTACAACGACTTCCGTACGGCCCACGACACGTTCAACAGCGTCAAGGCCGACCTAGAAGCGTCCTTCCTCATGTCCACTACCCGCGATGCGGAGCGTGTGACTGCGGAAGAGATTCGCCTTCACGCCGCCGAGCTGGAGTCTGCCCTCGGTGGCGTCTACTCGCTCCTTGCCCAAGAGTTCCAGCTCCCCCTCGTGAACCGTCTGGTCTCCCAGATGGTCAAGCAGGGGCGCCTGAAGCCGCTCCCGAAGGGCATTGTTCGCCCCACCATCGTGACTGGCCTTGAAGCCCTGTCGCGTGGCTCCGACCTCCAGCGCCTCGATATGTTTATCGGTGGCGTCGCCCAGTACGGGCCTGAGGTGGTCGAGCGGTACGTGAACTATTCCGACTTGTTCGCCCGCCGCGCTACTGCGCTGGGGATAGACAAGAAGGGTCTCATCAGGACCGAAGAGGAAGTGACTGAGGCCCAGGCGCAGGCTCAACAGAAGGCCGCGCTCCAGAACGTTGCTCCGCACGTCATCAAGGCGATGACCGAGATGGCGAAGAATAACCCCCAAGGTAACCAATCGAATGCCGCGCAAGCGCCAGACGCCGGTGCCGCCTAATACGGCGATAACCCCGGCTCCTAGTGAAGCTCAAAATATTCAGGCCCCTGAAGCTCCTGCTCCGGTTGCCCCCAATGTGACCCCAGTTGTTGCGGAAGTCGCGGCGTCGTCTATCGGCCCCCGCCGCACGGTCATGCCTAATGGCACGATTCGAGAGGATTACTAAAATGGGTGAAGTTGTTCGAGTCGATGTGACGCCCCCGCCTCCCGCTGGTATCCCCAGCCCCGAGGCCATGGAGAAGCTCACCCAGCAGGCCCGTAATGGTATCACCCAGGTGAAGACCGGTGAGGGCGAGCGGCCCGCGTGGCTGGACCCGAAGTTCAAGAGCCCCGAGGATCTGGCGAAGGCCTACTCCGAGCTTGAGAAGAAGATGGGCAGCGCGAAGCAGCCCGAGGCGAAGACCGCTGAGAAGCCGGGCGAGCAGACCAAGACCGAGGCTCCCAAGGGCACTGAGGCCCTGAAGCTCCCCGAGGTGACTCCCGAGCAGAAGACGGCCGAGCAGGCCGTGACCTCAGCTGGGCTCAAGATGGACGAGCTCAACGCCGAGTTCCAGCAGAAGGGCGAGCTCTCCCCCGAGAGCCTCAAGAAGCTGGAGAGCGTGGGCATCACCAAGCAGATGGTGGACACCTACATCGAGGGCCAGAAGGCTATCGCTGATGTTCGCATGAACGACCTCCACGGGGTCGCTGGTGGTGCCGAGAAGTTCGCTGAGATGCACCGCTGGAGCGCCGAGAACCTCTCCGACCCCGAGAAAGAAGCGCTCAACAAGACCATCGAGAGTGGTAACCACGAGGCCATCAAGCTGGCCTTCCAGGGTATCCACCAGAAGTGGACGGCTGCGGGCCAAAATGAGCCCAGCCGCCAAATCAGCGGCTCGAAGGCCGGTGATACGATGACCGGTTACTCCCACCGCGACGAGATTCTCGCTGACATGAAGACCGCGAAGTACAAGACCAGTCAAGCGGAGCGCGATCGCGTGTTCGCCAAGATCAAGATTAGCGCCAAGGGCGTCTGGTAAGGACCACTATGAAACTCATCCCGTTGCTGCCGGTGCTAGTTGTTGTCGCGCTTATGACCGGGTGCTTTACCCGTGACGAAGCTAAGCAGAGCCAGGCGCACCGGGATGAGACGACCGAGACCACCAAGGTGACCCATAAGGTTGGCACTGAAGGTGGCCAGGCGATCGACGTGAAGATCACCGAGGTGACCACGCAGAAGAAGACCCGAGACGACACCTCCGAGAGTCAGGCGAAGACCGTCGTGTCGGTGCCGGCCCTCGATAAAGTGGCGGGGTCGCTAGAGACGCTGGCCAAGATGCTGGCGAACACCTACGTCCCAGGCGCTGGTGGAATCCTGTCTTCGGTCATCAACGGCATTGGCTTCAATGAGAATACGGCGGTTGCCCTGGCTACAATGGCGGCGACTGGCGTCGGTGTTCAGGTTCAGCGTAAGCGCAAGAAGAAGCAGAAGGATAATCCTCCGCTTCCTAAAATCTAAAGAGGCCCGGTAACGCGGGATAATCCACCGAGAGCAACCCGGCTCTCAGGAGGGTAACGCCAAGTGGCATTTTCCGGGAGGTGCGGCCGCACCGGCAGTTGGCTACATCTGTGACCCCTCCGAGAGGAGCGAAGTGTAGCACCAAAGATAGTCGTCATGCCCCGGCGTGGGCACCTCAGTTGGCTGAGGCTGGAGAACCAGGACGGCACACCCTCACCCGCCTCGCTCCTGCCTGTGGGCTAAAAAATAATTTCCGGATTAACCTCCGGAGAGGCGGTGCCATTCTTCTCGCTTACGGCCGGGTAACCTTACCGAGGCCGCTGGAACAGCCAGCTACGTGAGAACTTTTCTTCGCCCCGGTAAGGTCACGTGCCTTGCCGGCCCCGTCTCCCCGTGGAGCGGGACATTCTTCACGACCACTTCGGGGTCACCTACGTCCTAGATACCTGTCTCCTTCGGGTTGGGCTGCGGTCGCCTAAAGAACCGTATGTAGGTAACCACAAGGAACCAAGTGGTCTCTTAAATGAAGACCGGCTGGGGTTCATACCGGTTTTCCGGGATTGGCCCTGGTCGGTACTTCTATCGTTTTTCAACTCCCCCGTGGGAGCTATCAACACGGGACGTGCGGACCATGGCAAGAGTTCGGGGATGACGTAACGGACCTCTGTTCCCAGCGTGGGGTCCACATACCACAGTAGCTCAATTGGCAGAGCGGCAGATTCCAAACCTGCTGGTTGGTGGTTCGATTCCATCCTGTGCGTGCCAGGCTCTAGTTCCCGCTGAGTGAGGGTAAGTGATGCGGGTTGTTATTTCAGGGTAGCTCAGTTGGTAGAGCGGCGGACTGTTAATCCGTTGGCCCTTGGTTCGAATCCAAGCCCTGGAGCCACTGCTGGGATTCCGCGAGAACCAGCACGACGGTGAGCAAATACGTCGCTAAATAAGCTCGGGCATCCTGGGAAGTAGCTGCTGGTACGGACAGGACCAACCCAGCATGAACCCCGAGAGCCGCGGATGGCTGCCTAGGGCCTGAAGCCGGGTGTACGCGCACTCCTCGGGATCATTCATTAAAATAGCCGCGCTGAATTTTTATTCGGCGGCTCGACGCCCCTGAAGCGTCTAAAGATTCTCTACACACGAACGGAACGTGACCCTGAAGGGCTACCTGCGGGCAGCCTGAACGGACAATCTCTGTGCTTGTGCGGGTGTGAGGTCGAGAGCTCCCTCTCTACTTCATTCCGAAAGTTTTCTAACAAATGGCTGATGCCACTCCGAGCCGCTTTGGCTCAATCAATTCTGGCAACGACGGTACGTTCGCCAATGACTACGCGCTGTTCCTCAAGGTTTGGGCCGGTGAGATTCTCTCCGCCTTCGAAGAGAAGAACATCGCCATGGGCCTGACTCGGGTCCACACGATCAACTCCGGCAAGACCGCGCAGTTCGTTGCGACCGGTAAGGCCACCGCTGGCTACCACGCTGTGGGCGCCCAGCTCCTCGGTACCAACGATATCAACACCAACGAGGTGACGATCAACGTCGACCGGCCCCTGCTGGCTGACGTCTTCATCGCCAACTTCGATGAGATGCTGACCCACTACGATGCGAAGGCCGAGTTCACGACTCAGCTCTCCCGCTCGCTCTCGGTGAAGGTCGACAAGCACATCCTCCAGAAGATCGCCCTGACTGCCCGTGAGTCGGCCAACGTGACTGGTGGTAACGGTGGTACCGCTCTGACGGACGCCGCCATCGACACCGATGGTGAGGCTATCTACAACATGCTGTTCGACGCCCAGGCGGCGATGGACGAGAAGGACGTGCCTGAGGAGGATCGCTTCTGCGCCCTCAAGCCCGCCCAGTTCAAGCTGCTGGCCCGCTACACCAAGATCCATAACAAGGACTGGGGCGGCTCGGGTTCGATTCAGGATGGTGATGTCGGCCGTCTCGCTGGCTTCCAGATTCTGAAGAGCAACCACGTCCCGACCACGAACATCGCTGAGGAGAGCCCCGCTCCCCACAACACTTACCACGGCGACTTCAGCAATACCCGCGGTATCTGCTGGCAGCGTGGTGCGGTGGGCACCGTCAAGGTCCGCGACCTGGCGATGGAGACCGAGTATCAGGTGAGCCGTCAGGGCACCCTGGTGGTCGCTAAGATCGTCTGCGGTCACGGCAAGCTCCGCCCCGAGTGCGCCCTTGAGATGAAGAAGGCGTAATCCAAATGGACCTTCTCCCCGCTGATGGCGTGATCCTGTTCGACGGCGACCCGTTCGACGGCACGCCCGTTGCCAAGCAGATTCAGGTGCCCCGTGAGGGGCGCGGCTGGGCCCACCTCTCGGTGGTCATCGCCGCTCACGCCTCGGATACCTGCACCGTGGCCATCCACGGCAAGCTCCATGCGAGCGACTCGTACCGGGCCCTCGTCAAGGCCGATAACTCCACCGCTCTGTCGGTGGCGCAGGTCGGTGGCGGCGCGGTCTCGACTGGGACCACTGTCCAGCTCATGCCCTACATGAAGGTTGTCCTTTCGGGCACCTCCACGGACGGCGCTAGCTGCAAAGTGTTCCTTGAGGGCGTTGCTCTCGCTGGTCGTACGGACGCCTAAGTCTCGTCTCTAAATACACCCCGTGGGGAGCTCCTAACCGAGTTCTCCACGGGGTATTTTTTCGCCTCTTTAGGAAACCCTCATGCCCCTTGAAACTCCCCTTTCCGAGCTCGATGCGGTCAACGTGATGCTGCGCGCCATTGGCGAGGCTCCGGTGTCGGCCCTCGACGCTGGGTCGGTGCCTGAGGTTGAAATCGCCCAGGGTATCCTCAGTGATACCTCCCACGCCATTCAAGAACATGGCTGGCAATTCAACACCGAACGTGACTACCCCTTGGTCCCTGATGAAGACGGCTTGATTACACTGGCCGCCAACATTGTGCGCGTTGACCGGGATGATGATAACGACACCGGTGACTACGACCTCGTTCAGCGAGGCACCCAACTTTACGACCGCAAGAACCACACGGATGTTTTCACCGACACGGTGAGGGCCGAGGTGGTGCTCCTGCTTCCTTTTGATTCCCTTCCGCCCATCGCCCGCCGATACATCACCATCAAGGCGGCTCGCCTGATGCAGGCCAAGTTCGTTGGCTCTGAGACGCTGAATGCGTTCACGGACCAAGAAGAGCGCGAGGCCAAGATGGCCTTCGAAGAGGCCGAGGGCGAGAACACCGACCACACCATCTTCAACAACTACTCAGTCTATCGGGCGCTTGATCGCCAGGGGTCCTAATGCCGCTGCTGAGTTTCCCTGTCCCCAGCCTGGTTGGTGGTGTCTCCCAGCAGGCCCCCGCAGTTCGCCTTACGTCCGAGCTTGAGGCACAAGAGAACGCCTACAGCTCCATCGTGGAAGGGCTCGGCAAGCGTAGCCCGTCAAAGCATATTGCTCGCCTCGGGACCAGCGACGTTAGTGATGCCTTCATCCACACGATCAACCGAAGCGCCTCAGAGCGTTACAAGGTGATCGTGACTGATGGCGACCTGAAGGTCTTCGGGATCGATGGAACCGCGAAGACGGTAGCCTTCCCAGACGGGAAAGAGTACCTCAACACCACCACTCCCCGTAGTCAGATGCGCGCCGTGACGGTGGCCGACTACACCTTCATCGTGAACTCCGGGATCGAAGCCGCCATGAGCGGCGACACCTCGGATAGCAACCTGGGCAAGGCCCTGGTCTCCGTGAAGCAGGGCCAGTACGGCACCACCTACATCATCAAAATCGATGGTGTCGAGGCGACCTCCTATACGACCTCGGCAACCGTGCTCGCTGACATCCAGACCGATGTCATCGCAGAGGGCCTCATCGATAACCTCGGTGACAACACCAGCACCGTGGTGACCACTGCCGACTTCTACCAGAACTACCCCTTCCTTGGGACCTACGTTCTTACTCAGACGAACGCCTTCACCAACTACGTCTGGCACGCTGGGGACACCATCACCATCACCGGGGGAACCGGAGCTGTTCCTGGTACCTACGCCATCCTGGCCAAGGTAAATAATAGCGCCATCCGCCTAGACTCGGACATCAGTGGGACTGCCTCGAATCTCACTAGCCACGACATCACGTCTTCCGCCGCCGACTTCACGGACAACTATACGTTCACCCGGGTCGGCTCCTCAATCTACATCGAGAAGAACAGCGGCACCGCCATCGACATCTCGGTAGAGGACACCTACGGCAACCAGGCCATGAAGGTGGCCACCGACAAGGTGCAGCGGTTCACCGACCTCCCGGTTGTGGCCCCCGCGGGCTTCGTGACCAAGGTGGTTGGCGATACGGCCCAGGCAGCAGACGACTACTACGTGGAGTTCGTGCCCCTCGAAGCGAACCAGACCTTCTCCAACGGCAATTGGGTGGAGACCATCGGTCCCACTGTCGAGACCACGCTCGATACCACCACCATGCCCCATGTGTTGGTCCGAGAGTCGGACGGCACGTTCACCTTCCGCGAGGGAGAGTGGAGTGGTCGAGAGGTGGGCGACACCGAGTCGTGCCCCGACCCGTCATTCATCGGCAACACCATCCAGGACATCTTCTTCTTCAGGGACCGCCTAGGGGTCCTCACGCAGGAGAATGTGGTTACCACCGTCCAGGGTGACTTCTTCAACTTCTTCCGGGAGTCCGTGGCCACCGCCTTGGATACCGACCCCATCGACCTGGCCTCTACCCAGACCCAGGTGGCAACCCTGAAGCACGCCCTGCCGTTCCACGAGGAGCTCTTGCTCTTCGCTGACCAGGCCCAGCTTGTGTTCACGGCGGATGGCCTTCTCACGCCCACCACAGCCGTCATCAACCAGACCACTGACTACCAGTCGAGTCTTGATGCCCGCCCTGTGGGCGCTGGTGACAATGTCTACTTCGCCTTCCCGCGCGGCGCCTTCTCGGGCCTCCGGGAGTACTTCGTTCAGGCGAACGGGTCGAACACCAAGGGCGCTTCCGACGTAACCGGGCATGTCCCCAAGTACATCTCAGGAACCATCACTAAGCTCGCGGCCTGCACCAGTGAGGACGTGGTGATCGCCATCACCGACGACCTGGAGCACGGCTTCTACATCTACAAGTACTACTGGATCAACGACCAGAAGGTTCAGTCCTCGTGGTCGAAGTACCTGTTCGAGGAAGGCTGCCAAGTCCTCTCGGCCGACTTCATCGAATCCACCCTGTACTTCGTGGTCCAACGCGACGATGGCTACCACCTCGAATCGATGGAGTTCCAGGCCGGTCAGACTGACGAGGACTCCCGATTCGTAATCGGTCTAGATCGCCGTCTCGATGAGACGCAGGTCACTGTCTCTTACGACGCTACCTCGGACATGACCACTTGGACCCTGCCCTACGAGATTACCTCCACCATGCGTGTGGTGGTCCGGGCTGGTGATGATGACTACTACGAGGGCATGTCCATCCAGACCGTCGACCAGACTGGCACCATGATCCTTGCTGAGGGCGACTACAGCTCCACCAAGGTGTTCATCGGGCAGCCCTACGAGGCTATGCTCGAATTCTCGAAGCCGGTCCTTCGGCAGCCCGGCCCGAATGGCGGCGAGACCCCGATCATCGATGGGAAGTACCAGATCAGGAACCTGACCGTTGGGTTCGACTCGACGGCCTACTTTGAGGCCCACGTCATCCTGCCCGGTCGGGACACCATGGTGAAGCCGTTCAATAGTGTTTCGCTCGGTGTCGCTGCTGCTGGTGAAGCATACCTGGCGGCGGGCAAACATCGCGTCCTGTGCCCAGGTGATTCGCAGGTTGTTGTCGTTCGCCTCATCTCCGATTCCCACCTCCCGTGCCGGTTCACTACGGCCACCTGGGAGGGGTTCTTCACCCAGAGGAGTCAGCGTGCCTAGCGTCCGTCCAGCCACTCTAGAAGATGCCCGTGCTCTCGCCCCGCGCCTGCGTAAGGCCGACCTGCAAGAGATGCAGGCGCTACTCGCCCAGCCACCCGAGACCGTTCTCACCGAGAGCGTTCGGGATGGAACCGAGACCTACTCCATAGTGGCTGACGACGGCTCCGTCATCGGGATGTTTGGTATCTACCACCATCCCCTGATGGACCCCTTAGAGGCCGCTGTGTGGCTCCTTGGCTCAGACGCCCTGTTGTCCATCAAGACGGACTTCCTCCGTGGCACCCTTCCGTATCTCCACCAGTTCCACCTGAAGTATCCCTTCCTGTGGAACGTGGTGGACTGCCGGAACGAAGTTCACATCCGGTGGCTGAAGCGATTTGGCTTCATGGCCATCCACAAGCACGAACGCCTCGGTGTCGAGCAGAGACCATTCTTTGAGTTCGTTAGGATTGATAATTCACCATGTGTACCCTCGCCGCAGCCGGTCTAGTCCTCGCACTGGGCACGACCGCTTACACCGTCTATTCGACCGACCAAAACGTCCAAGAGCAGAACCGCATCAACCAGCGCGCCGCTGATGAGGGCGCCGCCTTAGCGGCCGAGACCTTCAAGCAGCAGGCGGGGCAGGTTCGCCTCCGTGACCAGCAGAACGCCAGTGCGGCTGCCCAAGAGCTCCTGGAGAACAGCAAGAAGGCGGCCCAGGCCCGTGCTACGGCGCGCGTCTCGGCCGGTGAGGCCGGCGCTGCTGGTCTTTCCGTGGATGCTCTCATCCAGGACTTCTACCGCCAGGAGGCGGGCTATAGCGACGCGGTGAAGCAGAACCTTGAGATGGACCAGGCGCAGTCGACGGCCGAGCTCCTTGGGCTCCGAGCCGGTGCTGTGGATCGCACCATTGCCACCCGCCGAGCTCCCCTTGAGCGACCGTCCTATCTCGCTGCTGGTATCCAGATGGCTGGTCAGGGCCTCGATGCCTACAACCGCTACCGCTACACCACCGCCACTCCGAGTGGCCGCACTACGGGTTAATGATGCCTAAGAATCGTGTTCAGGTGGGTCCTCTTCCGGGGCCAGCGCCGCTGACTCCCAGGGCCACTCCGGTGGACACGTTCCATCGCCCCGACGAGATTCCACGCGCCCAAGGCCCGTCTCAGCTCGACCAGCTTGCCGCGGCCTTGAAGGACCTTTCTCCATCCCTCTTCGCGGCTGCTGACATCCAGCATGCCGAGCAGACCAACAAGGAACTTTCCGAGGGCGAGCAGGCCATCCTGGCTGATAAGCGCCTTCAGAACCGGAAGGCCCTCCGTGAGGCCGTGGCTCGGGGTGAGCTCCCCGCTGCCCGCAATCCGTGGTTCCTGCAAGGCATGCGCCAGCAGGTGTACCGCATCGAGGCGGAGAAGTACGACCAGGCGCTCCGTGAGGCCTACGCCCGGAGTGACTCGCGTAACGAGGATGACATCTCCGACTTCGTTGGTGGCTTCACCGAGAAGTACATGGAGGGGGTTGGGGCCGATCCCGGCGACCCCGAGGTAGCGCGCATCTTCACGCCCTCAGTAGAGCGCAGCCAATCCAACCTGTTGTCACACCACCGCACGGCCCGTGACCAGGCCATCCTCCTTCAGGTGGAGCAAAACACTGACACGGAGATTGGCCTCCTCTTAGATAACATGGAGCAGTCCGGCGGCTCCCCCGAGTTCTACGCGAAGACCATCCACGGGCTCGTTCAGGACCAGTACCTCAATGGTCTCGATGGTACTCGCAGCAACCAGATCATGGCCGGGGCCATCGCTCGTAAGGCACTCCTCACCCTCGACTCCAGTTACCTCGACCTCCTGGACCAGATTCCAGCGGGGCGAGATGGCAAGAACACTCTCGGCCAGATCGGGTTCGTGAAGGACCTCCGCCGGGAAACTGAAGAGTCTATTTTCCGGGGCCTTGATGAGCGTGACCGCATCAACGCCGAGAAGGCGAAGGAAGAGCGCGAGGCGGCGATTGATGCCGGCCAGCGTTCCATCTTTCAGAAGATCAACACCGACCCCGGTGCCGATGTCTCCCAGGAGCTCCAGCAGCTCGCTGAGGTCGACCCGAAGGCGGCCCAAGAGGCCTACGGCTGGCGCCAGGCGCACATTAATGGGGCCGACAATATCGTTGAGGACCAGGACACCGTTGTCGAGATGACGGCGGAGGTCTTCGGAGGCAACGGCTCCCTGGCCAAAGTCATGGAAGCCCAGCGTAAGGGCAAGATCAGCAAGCAGACCGCTACCAAGCTGGCTGAGAATCTAGAGCGAGCCAAAGAGTTCCGCTCCACGCTCCGTGACTCTACCGTTCAGGAGCTCCACCGAGCCCTCGGCCAGACCATTCGAGGCAACGACCTGGACTTCAAGGAGTCCAACGCGATCAACGCGACTCGGGCTCAGAACGAGTTCCTCAACTACCTGATGTCCTACAAGAAGTCTCACCCCGAGGCCACTGAAGGGGACGTTCTGAAGTACGCCGTGGAGATGCAGAAGACGCTCCTCGGTGTCTACGCAGGCGAGGCCCTTGAGGGGGCCAAGGTCAAGGTGGACCAGAATAGTGCCTTCATTGTCGACCCGGCTGCCGTCGATTGGCAGCGAGACCTCATCTTCGAGGGCGACTCCATGAACAAGGCTGTCATGGAATACAATGAGTCCCGCGGGACCAGCGGCGCCATCAAGCGCCTTGCAGACCGCCTGGGTATCGAGCCCAAGAAGCTCTACCTGGCCCAGCTTGCTCTCTCCCGCAAACCTAAGTCTGAACCTAACAAGTAAGGTATCGAACACGCAATGGACCGCCCGACAATTAATGACCCGACGCCTCCTGCGGGCGGTAACGATGAGTTCGAGCCCCTTCCCCTGCCGGATGAAATCCCTCTCGATGGTGTAGACCCTGAGACGCTTATGACGCCGGAGGAAGCCGAGGCGGACAAGAACTCCAAGGCAGCGAAGAAGGCCGGCACCCATAGCACCATCAACGATCCCGACTACGCTCCCAAGCCCACCGGCGAGGCGCAGCCGGAGGCTCTCCTCGACAACCTGGCTGAAGCTGGCAGTGACCTCGCAAGTGGCGCTAAGAACGTCACTGGGGGCGCCATCAAGGGCGCTAAGGAGACGGCAAAGTTTGGCCTTAGCGTCGCATCGGGCCGCATGTTCATGCCTGATGACATGCGTGAGTCTGCGGGCGGTAAGAAGATTCAGGAACAGGGCAAGGCCACCGAAACGGCTATTGATTCTATCCCCGCTCCAACCGCGCCTGAAAGCGTTGCAGGTAAGATCGGGGAAAGCATCGGGCAGTTCACGGTCGGAATGATCGGCGCCGGCAAGGTAATGCAGGCGATGAACCTGCTTCAGAAGGCCGGCAAGGGCGTAACGGCTGCACGTCTGACGGTCCAGGGTGGGGCGGCGGAGGCCATCGCCTTCGACCCCACTGAGGAGCGCCTCTCGAACCTCATCGAGGCCTACCCGTCGCTCGCCAACCCCATCACCGAGTACCTCGCTGCGGACCCGAATGATTCGGAGGCAGAGGGCCGCCTGAAGGCCTTTCTTGAGGGCGCCACCCTCGGGGCCGCTGTGGATGGCCTTATTCTTGTCGTGAAGGGTGTGAAGAGGATTCGTGAAGCTCGCCAGAAGGGTGGCGAGGAAGAGGCCCGGAAGGCTGCCGCTGAAGTGGCCGATGAGTTGGAGGAGGCACAAGCCAAGGCTCAGGCGAAGGCCGAGGCCCCCGAGGCTGGAGCTCCCAAGGCTCCGCCCACCCCCGAGTCTCTCGCCCAAGAAGACGCTGACTCCATCATCAAGGAGCTCACTGACCAGGCTGACTTCCCCGTGGACCGCATCACCGGTCTCCTCAACCACGAGAAGATCGAAGGTCCCGGCACCATGCGCCAGGTCCTTGAGCTGACGGCCGAGAAGCTCGCGCCGCAGATCGAAAAGAAGGTCGGCGGCATCCAGACCTGGAAGGAGACGGTCGACATCGCAGATGCCCTCGGTACCACTCCCGAGGAACTCTGGACCAACCTGGCGGTCCTCTCGAAGGACGCCAACCGGCAAGCTGGAATGGTCTTTGCGGCTCGCCGCCAGATGCAGGGCCTTGCCCAAGCCGTCTGGAAGGAAGCGCGCGCCCTCGATAACGGCGTGACCACTGACCGCTCCAGGATCAACACCATGGTCCAGAAGCTTGCGGAAATGGAGAACATTCTCCTTCCTATCCGCACTGCCCAGGCCCGTGGCACCCGCCAGTGGGGACTCTCGGCTGATGCCGACATCTCCACGGCCCAGATCAAGGCCATCATCGCCTCTGGTGGCGACGTTACGGCCACTGCGAAGATTCTTCGGCCACCTTCCGCAGTCCTGAAGTCCTTCAACGCCTATACTGAGTACTGGATCAACTCCATCCTCAGTGGCCCCAAGACCCACTTGGTCAACCTGACCTCCAACATGATCCAGTCGGGCCTGCGCCCCCTGGAGAAGATGGTGGGTGGCAACCTCTCGGAAGGCTTCGACACCTACGTGGGCCAGGTGAAGGCCATCAAGGATAGCCTCGCCCTCGCGTGCAAAGCCTTCAGGACCGAGGAGTCCATCCTCGACCCCCGCTCACTCAAGACCGAGGGGCCCCGAAAGGCCATCTCAGCGAAAGCCTTCGGGTGGAACGAGAACTCCTTCATGGGAGCCGTCGCCAACTGGACGGGCACCGTGGTGCGCATCCCGACGCGCATGCTGCTGACCGCCGACGAGTTCTTCAAGCAGATGAACTATCGCGCCAACGTCTACTCGATGGCAACGCGAGAGGGCATGCAGAAGGGCATGAAGGGCGACACCCTCGCGACCTACATCGAGGCGCGTGTTGCTGGCGCCTTTGACAAGACCGGTACTGGGGTCGATGAGGGTGCTCTCCACGAGGCCCGCATCTCGACCTTCACCGAGGACCTCCATCCCAACAGCTTCGCCAACACGCTCTCCACGACCGTGCAGGCCAAACATCCGTGGGCTCGTCTGATCCTTCCGTTCATTCGGACCCCGACGAACATCATCAAGGAAGTGGGCTGGCACACGCCGGGCCTCAATCTGGCGATGAAGACGTACCGCGCGGAGCTCGCCGCAGGTGGGCAGCGGGCGGCGGCGGCTCGTGGCATGTGGGCCACCGGTGGTGCCCTCTGGACCTCTGCGATTGCCCTCACGCTGGAAGGTAAGCTGACTGGGCGCGGCCCGGCCGACCCGAACGAGAAGGCCGCTCTCCAGGCAACTGGATGGCGCCCCTACTCCATCAAGGTCGGAGACACCTACGTCGACTACTCCCGCATGGACCCCTACGGCATGATGTTTGGCCTCGCGGCCGACTTCAGTGAAGCCCACGGGTACATGGACGAGCAGTCGCGGACCGACATAGCTCTTGCTATGGGCGCTGCGGTGGCCCGGAATTTGACCTCGAAGACGTACTTCAGGGGACTCGCAGAGTTCATTGAAGCGGTGGACCAATCACATCGAGATGGCCCCGCTCGGTTCCAACACTGGGCGCAGTCCCGTGCCGGCTCCCACGTCCCCAGCGCCTTTAAGCAGGTGGCTGGCGTGGTCGGGGCCGGTGACGACACCATGCGAGAAGTTCGCGGGTTGATGGATGCCATCTACGCCCGTACTCCCGGACTGTCCGAGAAGCTCCCTCCGAAGCGCAATATCTTCGGTGAGCCGATCAAGTACCCGGCTGGCTTCGGCCCCGATAGCGTCGCTCCCATCGCCTACTCCACAGACCTCCACGACAACGTGAAGGACGAGCTGGCCAGGCTGGAGCATGCCTTTACCAAGCCCAGCCATAAAATGGGCACCAAGGGCGGCATCGACCTGACCAAGTACCTGAATGAAAAGGGGCAGGACGCTTACGACCGCCTCATGGAGCTCCACTCCATCGAGCGGAAGGGGCGCTATACGATGAAGGAACGGCTCGCTCACGAGATTCAGTCCGAGCGATACAAGAACCTTCCTGAGGGCACGAATGAGTACGACTCTGCCAAGGTGAAGCGCGTTCAGGCGATTCGTGGTGAATACCTCGAAGCCTGTATGCGCCGTCTCCGCAAAGAGTATCCGAATCTTGACGCTGATATCCGCACGGACGCCCGAAATGTTAAGGCGATCCAGCGGCAGGGGCCCGACGCCCTTCAAGACCTACTCGGTAATTAACTAGTTTAACAACTCGACTCCACGTAAGGGGCCACCTCAGTCTACCTGGGGTGGCTACCTCCATTTCCCGCAAGGCCCCATTCAATGGCCCTTTCCTACGTCAATTATGACGGTGACGGCTCTGAGACTGACTACAACGTGACCTTCCCGTTCATTTCGAGAAGCCACGTTCACGTCCTTGTGGATGGAGTCGAGACCGAAGATTTTACCTGGCTCAGTGATACCCAGATCCAGTTCGATGAAGCCCCCGACAACGGGGCGGAAATCAAGATTCAACGCTCTACCCCTAGCGAAGACCGTCTCGTGGACTTCACCAACGGCGCCATCTTGGACGCCGATGATGTTGACCTCGACTCGAATCAGCTCTTCTACCTGATCCAGGAGCTCCTCGAAGACGCCTCGACTCCCGAGGACGAGGAGAACCTCCAGATCACCCGAGACCACTTCGATGCCGGTGACGACTTCACCGCCGGAGTGACCACGGAGCTGGAGCTCTCAGAGAGCCCGGGTTCGGTAGACAACACCGTCGTCACTTTCGATGGTGTAGTTCAGCACAAGGACACCTATTCGCTCGACGGCGACGGGGTGACCCTGGTCTTCTCTTCGGCCATCCCGAGCGATGTCTCGGATGTTGAAGTTATCCAGAGCCCGACGATCCCGTACTTCTATGCCTCGCTGGCTAACGGCTCGGTGACCTCCGCAAAGATGGCTGACGGCAACGTCACGACCAGCAAGCTGGCCAACAGCGCCGTCTCCACCGCGAAGATCGCAGATGGGGCCGTGACGCTGGCCAAGCTCGGAGCTGATGTCCTCGTGAAGCTCATGCCCCTTGGTGTGGTAATGCCCTATAGTGGCGCTTCTGCGCCCTCGGCAGAATGGCTTATCTGTGACGGCGCGGCTGTGAGTCGTATAACCTACGCTAGTCTCTTCGCCCTCCTCGGCACTACCTTTGGCGCCGGGAACAACACGACGACCTTTAATCTTCCTGACCTTCGGGGTCGCACCCCGATTGGTGCAGGCACGGGTACGGGCCTAACCGCGCGCACTCGTGGCGCTACGGTTGGTGCTGAGACTCACTCCCTGGCGCTGGCCGAAATTCCGGAACACAGTCACACTATCGCCACCCACGGTGTCTCCACCACTGGTAACAACTCGGTGCTGCGTGTGGACGGGGCTCCGGATGTGAATCGAACGACCGGCAACGCCGGCAACAATCCGGCGACGGCCCACAATAACATGCAGCCCTCGCTGGTTGTGAACTTCATCATCAAGGCGCTCTAAGATGGCTACTACAAAGCCCCCTAAGGGGATGGTCTCGGGTCTCTACCCGCAAGGTCGAGTGGCTCTTAGTGATGGTGCTACCATTTCTGTTAATGCGGCTCTGGGTGATGTGTTTGATGTCACCCTAGGTGGTAACCGCACGATGGCGGCTCCAACTAACCTGACCGACGGCCAAACGCTCATCTTTCGCATTAAGCAAGACGCGACCGGCAGCCGCACGATCACTTGGAACGCCATTTATGATTGGGGCGATAATGGAGCCCCCACGCTCACTACGACCGCCAACAAGATAGATGTGGTGGGCGGCAAGTACCACGCAGCGAGCAACAAGATTCATATGTTCCCGCCGGCAACAGGGTTCGTCTAATGCCACGCCCTCGTTATCTGGTTGTGCCAACTAGCGGAACGCGGCTCGGCTCATCCCTGAATGGTTCTAACTTTACCCAGACTGATGCCATCCCCGGAATGACGAGTGGGGCAAACCATCTAGAGTGGTTCACCAATGACCGCCTTTGGGTCCTCGCTGGGTGTGCGGATGGTGTCTGCAAGCGGTCTGCCGATGGCCTCACCTGGACTACGATAACGACCGGCTTTGAGGGCAGTGGCTATTCTGTAGCCCGCATCATCAAACATGGTTCGGTCTGGATTGCCATTGGCCGCGGCCCGACAAATATCGCGGTTAGTACCTCCCCTGACTTGGTGACCTGGACTATACGGACCACGGCTTTTGATGGCAGTAACCCTGGGCTATACGATATCGCGACTAATGGTTCGACGGTAATTATAGTTGGGTATGCCGGTGCCGCCCCTACAGTGCAATATTACACTAATAACGGGGCGACTTGG